CGAGGAACTCAAAGAGGAGGTCATCATAAGTTGCCGGTATGCTCGTGAAGTCCACGTTGGCACCCGACGTCGTCGCCTTCGTGTCGAGGAGAGTCGCCCACGGCGGGATATTCCAAGACCCATCCGCCCTCAGGTATTTCGCGGTACCACCCCCAGAGGCTGGAACGATACCAGAGAGGAGCGAAGTGAAAGTCTCGGTCGTCAAAAGTTGCCATGCGCTTCCATCGTAAATCACAGGACCATCACCGCGGCCCAATGGATCCCACGGGCTCACGGCGTATCTGATCATTCCCTTAAGAGGAACCGCAGGCTCTGCATCGGCGACTTGTGGCGCGAGCAGATTGAGGGCCTTCAGGCTCTTCTCGAGGTTCGCGAACTCCTCGTCAGTGAAAATCGAGAACGGTGAGAAGTTCTGGCGAAACTCGGGGTTTTCGAGAGACGGCTGGCGACCGCGGACGAAGGAGATAGGCTTTGCGTCTCGTGCTGCCATTACCTTCGTCCTGTCGTTACAATGTCTGCGTCGAAGCCTGAGAAGCGGAAGTCAGTCAAGGCGGAACATCTGAGGTACCAGCCGAGATAACGACCTCCCACTCGGGTGTCGACTTTGTGGTTGGTGAGGGGATCGAAGTTCTGCTCATCCTCCCAGGAGGGGAGTTGTGAACTGTAGAGGATGCCTGAAAACTTCAGGTACACCCCGAGACTTCCGAAATCGTCGATCTGGGGATACAAAGCTTTGATGACCTTGTACGCGCGGATCTCTTCGCCCTGGTCGTCCATGTCGAGACCGGTTCGGTAAGCAATACCGTCCAGCGTGGCGTCTTCGTCGATGGGATATGGTAGGATACCTCCCTCGATAAGGTCGAAGCCGTACAGGCGACTATGATCGATGACATCAGTAGCGTGCAGTGAGAGGAGAACCTCATGCTGCGAGCTCGTTGACTCCATCTCAGCCCACGTACCACCGGTCACGTCCCATCCGGAAGTGACGTCGGCCCAGGTCGTGAAGGTCGAGATGCCAACTAAGCAAGCTCCGACCACGTTCGGATGGTCGTAGAAGGACCACGTGTCTTCGGCATAATTGTAGACGGCTGAGCGGTTGCACTTTGTCCCGCCTGAGAAGCCTACAAGGTTGTCAGCAGAGCGGTAGAAGAACTTGATCTCGGTGTGGCGCGGGTTATGGCTGACGAAGAAGGAATCCTTCGAGCCAAGGTCAATACTGTCGAAGATGAACTTCCGCACTCGGCCATCGCAGATCGAGCGGGCCTGGACGCCGTCATGGACATAGATGTCTGAGCGGCTCATCACGTAGTGCAGATTGTTGACTTCGACGACGCAGTTGGTGTTGACGATACCTCTGCGGTCGAAGAGTTTGCGGAAGGTGAACACCTCGAAGTCGAGGGATTCCCGCATCTCGTAGACCTGGGTATCGTTGTAGATGTAGAAAGCGTTCCGCAGCGAGAGACCGTCGAGCCACGCGCTCGTAGCGTCTCCCGGCGTGTTCTCACCGGCATTGGTGGTCGGATCTGTATGGTCCCAGGAGGCAGAGACAGCACCGTACTGAGCCGGATCGCCCCATTTGATCATCGTCGGGTAGCGGTTGGCACCTTTGGTGATGTCGAGGGCAATCGGATAGTCCTTGAATGCCCTGAAGGCACGGCAGCGCCAGTCAGAGGTCCAGTTCTCGAGGTCGTCGTATTCCGTGTCGGAGGGGAGGAACCGCTGCGGAATCATGTTGGAGCGATTCACATAGGAAACACCGGCCAACAAGACCTGAGTGAAGGGGACCGAGGAAGCACTGCCAGAGAAGCCGGTCTGTGTGACCTCACTGAGAGATGCATTCTCCCAATGGAAGATGCGACCATCGCTGTTGACGATGCCAATCTTGTCCGTAGAGCCCGGATAGAGGTACGGAAAGAGCCATGCGCTCTCGAGCGGCGTTACAGTTGTCGCCGAACTGTCGAGGAGCGTGTCGACCAAACGATGTGCAGGGGCTTTCCCGATCTGATTGTCTGAGAATCGGATGTTTACGCCGCGGCTGACACCGTTGGGAGGGAGATCAAAGGCCGGGATATCGGTGACGATGCCCACCGCACCCATTTGGCGGACCTGGAGCATCGCGTTATCCTTTAATAGCGAAAGAGGGATAATTAAGCCTTGGGGGCTTCCGGAGCCGCCTCAGGAGCCTGCGGTGCTTCCGGTACAACCGGCTCGGCGGCAGGGGCCGGGGCTACATCATCAGCAACGGCGACTTCGAGGGGACCGGGGATTTCGGACAGCGCCTGACGCTGCCGAGCGAGTTCAGAGAAACCTGACATATGGAGGTACCTATTTCGGAGTTGCGCAACGGCGGCCGGCGACAGCGGACGGATACCGTCGAAGACGCGGTCGCTGACGTAGGAGCGCATTACTTGCAGTCAGCCGTCGCGTAGTTCGGCTGCGGATCTTTCTTCATCGCGCCACAGAAGGCGTGGGCGGGGGTGACTGCGTCGATGACGATGCCGGCAGCAGTGCCGATAATCGCCAAGAAGACGAGCGCCCGGAGGAAGGCGTCAATCTGGATCTTCATCGTCTTGTTCTTCTTGTTCTTGGAGGATTTCTTGGAGAGAGTTGATAGGCTTGCCTAGCTCGATTCCCAGTTCACGGAAGACCCCGAGGGGAAAGCCGTAGGCCGCGGACTGAAAGTACCTAACCGAGAGGATCGAGGAGGTTGTTGAAGTTCCGCTTGGGCTTGGGCTCGACGGGCTTGGGCTTGGGGATGGGAGCTCCGATGCGGGCTCCGAGCTCGTCGAGGGGCTTGAGCTTGTCTTGGATTTTCTTCGAGACGACTTTGGCGGCAGCATCGACCTTCTTCCCGGCTTTGACTGCGGTCTTACCGATCTTGGTTACGATCTGGTCCGCTTTGGCTTGGGTGTTGACCAAGGCCTCTTGGCCTGCCGCGGCTGCACCGCTGAGGGCGTCTTGCGAGGCCTCTTCGACAATCGCGGGAAGGTCTTTCGTCTTCTCGAGGTAGTCCTGGGTTTTGTCGTGGACCGTCGAGGAGAGTCCTGCGGCGGCACCAATCACTATGAGCGCCAGTCGGTGGAGGAGGCTCTTCGCTTTCGCTTTCACGACGTCGGTGTCGATGACCATGTTACTTTCTCATCATGTAGACGACAGCGTAGTAGGGCGGCGTCACGGTGTGCGTATGCGCGCCATCGCTGGAGATTGAGTGGGTGTGAGTACCGGATGCAGAGATGGTGTGGTTATGAGAACCACCTGTTCCCGCGGAGCCGGTCGTATAGCCGGTGTCGGTACCGGAGCCGTTGGTCTCGCCAGAGTCGAGGAGGACGTCGTAGTTACCGCTGCCCGAGAAGTCCTTGCTGGCGACCATCTTGAGGGTGCCGGTGTTGTGGGTGTGTGCGGGTATCTGCGAGGTCGTTAGCGTTGTGCTGCCAGTGCTACCGCCGTGCGTATGGTCGCCGCCAGCACCGGTGGCCGCGCCATGGGTGTGAGCACCGTCCGAGGAAGAGGTGGTAGATCCACCGGTGGCACCTTGGGCATACGTCGTGCCAGCGCCAACAACGAAGCGGTCTCTGAGGTCGAGCGGTGTGATGTTACCGCTGCCGTCCATCTTGGCAACTTGAACGCCGTTGCAGTAGGTCCAGCCGGTCGGGATAGAGGCCGAGGTGGAATACCAAAGGACGATGGTACCGGTGGGCACAGCGCCGTTGTTGAGCTTCTCCTGGGTCGCGGTGACTGCACCGTCGATGTTCGGGAAGGTCGCCTGGATCGAAGACTTCAGGAGGCGGATATGGTCATCGCCCTGCGCCATGCCGTCAGTGGCAGTGGGATTCAGAGGATCGAGGTCAGAGATGTAGGTGGCCGTCTCTAAGGACATGAGTCATCCTTCGCCCTCTTCGAGAGGGTCTTGGTTTACGAGGGAAGGGACAGCTTTAAGGGAGCTCTAAGGGTCTTAGAGAAATCTTCAGGGGAATCTTACGGCGAGAGGAAAGAGAACTACAAAACAGTTATCTATGGTTCTCTTAGAGCTCTCTTAAAGCGGTCTTCCGGTGAGTGTTATCCATGTTCTCATATTCTACCCTTTAGCTTTTATAGTGGAATATCAATGGTTTAGAGGACTCGAAAAACACCGATAAGTACCCACCCCAGGTTGGTCCTAAGGATGTCCTGCCGCAATCGGGGGGTGGTAATTTGCTATCCTAAGGGGGCGGGGGGAGGCGTGGGACAACTGGGGGGCGGTAGGGAGTCCCAAGACCGCCGTCGGCGCCTGGAGTCCCTTCACTGCTGACGAAGGTCCAAGAACAACAACAACGGGGGCTTTAGCGGGATTTTGAAATTTGTTTGAATGAGAATGAGTCTGGAAACCGCTTTCGGTTCACAGGAACCCCGATTGACTTGGCCGTTACCGCAGCGAACGTACCGCAACGCATGCTAACCTATTGAAATCGTTAGATATGCATGGGATATATAAGACCGTGCGGTGCATATGTGGGGGCGGAAAGGACATGGGACATTTGGTCCAGCATGCAATCGTTTCGCTTCCGGAACGATTCGGATTGAGTACATTTGGCGGGAGCTCGAGGCTTTTAAAAGAAAAGACGGACCGAGTCGCCTCGATCCGTTCTCACGTTGTCCTGCCGCTGTCATAACGCCATCAAGACAATGTCGCCTTGATAGCCTCAAGATCAAACCGAAGCTTGCGGCCAGCGAGTGAAGCCTCGCTGATTCGCTTATAGTCCGACTCACTCAATTGAATGAGTTGATCGAGTAGCGCGACAAGCGGCGACTCGTTAGTGGTGATTCGCTTCATACCCTTTGGCATTGTTCAGTCCTCCATTACGTTTGCATCGGGAGTGGCATCAATCATCGCCTGCGGAAAATACGGCAAACCATTTTCGTCAACCGTATCCTCCCAAGTAGGCATTTCCTCAACTTCAGAGTCGGGCAAACTCTGCATTTCCTTAAGCTTCTCATAGACCGCTTGGCGCATTTCTTCGGCTGTCACCTTGCCAGCGTCCGGACTCTCATTCTCAACTGTGAATGGCAGGTAGAATTGATGGCTGTAGATCATGTGTTATCCTCTCGCTACTTTATCAACGCGCTTTGCTGATACACCATGCGCCGGAAAACCGACAATCACTTGCCTGTCTCGGACCGCGCAAAGGCCGCATGACTGGCACGTTACATCTTCCCTATATGTGGCAGGACATACAACGACTCGCCTGTCAGCGGGCGTCCTAATGTCCTTTACGTTGCCCTCGAT